CTTTACGTCCGAAGTGTATGTCAGTGAAACACGCTACTTTCTTGAAGAACATACTCGTATTTTACCATTTCCTTTTGACCACTGGTTTGTGATTGGTTATGTCGATCTTTTTGTAGTTCACATCCTCAAAGTCGTCTTGATCTATTTTTCCCGTCTTCTTTAATTTTTTGTTGAGTTGTTTGATGCCTGTTTTGTTAACCACCTTGACCTCACCGTGTGCGGTCTTCATTTTCTTTTGGTAAGATGGTCCCGCAGTTTCATTTTCGTTTTGCCTCGTGAAACTTGGCATCATGCCGTTGAACTCCAAAAGGTCATCCCTGATCGCTTGGTTTTTCTTTTCGATGTTGAGGATCCTTGTGAAACTGTTTGTGATTGCCGCGGTGTAGTAGGCGAATGGGTTGTCTGACTTGGATTCGTCAAACTGCAATCCTATCTGGCTCAACTGCATCAAGGCCTGTGACTGCATCTCGTCATTGTATGTGTAACCTCTCCAGTTGGCCCTCGTTCCATAACGTTCGCACAACTTCATGTACATCAGTGCCAGTTGGTTGGTCATCTTGCCATGGTCTGTGGAGAAGTAGCCGTTGTCCATTCCGCCAACCCAGTGTGATTTGCCCACACACACAGGCTTGCCCTTCTTGTCCAACCTGTAGTGCTGGAAAGGCGGGAAGTTGACCTTGGTGTGGTGATCTGAAATTTGCTTGGGATTCTTCTTACGTGTGTCGTCCATTGGCACGTGGTCAAAGGTCATCACACGGAACACCAGGTCTGTCTTCTCGATCTTCCTAGGACTCACTGTGTAGTCCATCAGTTTGATCTTCTTCTTGCCCTCGGCCTTGGCCTGCTCCCACGCCTCCTGTGTCAGCCTCTTGGCCTTGGCCTTGCGTGCCTCGGATATGGTCCTGATGTTGATCTTGCTGAGGTTCGGCACAATCAAGTCGTACTGTGCGTCCTCGGGCGCCACGTACGAGCAGTAGGTGTTCTTGCTGGCGTGTATCTGTGCCAACAGATCTCGGTTGTTAAGATATTTTACTCTCTTCATGTTTCTCCAGTTATTATTCGTGAAAAATGACCACAAACAGGTCTGTTGAATCGTGCCGTATGGGTTATTAAGTGCGCCTAGAATTGTGCCTATAAATATAGTTAAAGTATACGAAATTTTACTAGGAAAAGCAACCGTAAATTATGGTGTTAAAAGCAATTGGAAACATAGCAAAGAACGTGGGCCAAGGCATACTGGGCGGCACGCTGTCTAGACTTACCAAGTCAGGCGTGTCTGTCGATTCCAGGGTGCTGAAGGCACGTGCGAAGTGGAGCGGTAGGCAGGACAAGGTAGACTGGCGTGTCAGGTTGTCAATACCGGCAGGTGCTGACGCATTGTATGATGCCCTGATGCGGAACAACAAACTTCTAGAACCATTGGTGCCGTCACGTGGAATTTTCTGGCCTCTGACGCCTGTAGTACAGATACAGCACATGGCAAACTATAACCCATTGGCACAGACCCACAGCAATTATCCATTCCAGGCCTACCAGAATTCACAGGTGGACTCGTTCAACGTGTTGGGAGAGTTCCCGGTGCAGAATCAACAGGACGCGGCTCACTGGGTGGCAACAATAAATTTTTTGCGTACAGTGACCAAGATGTTCTTTGGCAAGGAACAGCCGCTCAAAGGTAATCCTCCGCCGATACTACATCTTTCTGGTTTTGGAGACCATGTGTTCAACAAGGTCCCGGTGGTTGTAAACTCGTTCAACGTTGAACTTAGACAAGGCATAGACTACATATCCACTAAACAGGATGACGTGTATCAAAGGCTGAGTTCTGACGCTCGAGAGCTGGCGGCAAGTAAGCAATTCAATCCAAACAGCATAGACCAGACCTGGGCACCCACAGTTTCAAACATTTCAGTGCTACTGACACCTGTCTACTCGAGGGAATCAATCAAGAACTTCTCACTGGCGGATTTCGCACGTGGTGAGTTGAATGGCAAGGGCGCAGATCAGATAGGATTCATATAATGGCCAAGTACTCATCCACTTCACCGTATTTCAACACTACCCAGAACAAAGACAACCTTGAGGCTTTCCAGCCGCGTGTGATCACTGCAGAGTTGGATGACCAGAGCTACACCATCGAGAGGACCTACGCATACAGGCCCGACCTACTGGCATATGACTTGTACGGCACGCCTAGGCTGTGGTGGGTGTTCGCACAGCGTAACCCAGACCAGATAGAGGACCCCATATACGATTTCAGGCCGGGCGTGACTATACAGTTGCCCAAGCCTAGCAACGTAAACCGTGACCTAGGATTGTAAAATGGCCTATCCAAACATACACGAAGGTTTTATAGATAAGACCGCTGAGAAACCCAACCCCCTGCACAGGTTCGCGACCTACAACACCATCTTCACACTGAGCGGCGTTACCGAAGAAGAGATCAAGTCAGGCGCCTACCTCAAGGCACCATTGCACGACATAGTGGCGAGGACAGGCGGAATAGGACCAGACGGAGCCAGGAGTGGTTACAGGATCGGGGAAAAAGATCGAGTAAAAGAACGTGTAAGGGGACCGGCACAGGACGCGGTATTGGAAAGACTGGATGCCCAGTTCGATCAGTACAGGGACAGCATAGACGTGCTGGAGAGGCACCATGACGTGTTCTTTGAAGACGTCAACATACTGTCAACCGTAGGCCCCAACTCGGAGCGTAACACCTCTAACTTCACCAAAATGGAATTCAAGATACACGAACCATATGGCATCACGTTCACGGAGAAGGTCCGGGCCGCCACTTTCAACAGCGGATTCCTGGACTACCAGGACGCTCCGTTGCTACTGACCATAGAATTCAAAGGCACAGACGAAAATGGAAAGCCTGTGTTGACTGGCCTGGCTGAGACCAGAAAGATACCTGTGTTGATAGTCAGGGTGGACTTTGACATCAACGAGGGAGGAGCGGTTTATGACGTCACGGCAGTGCCCTACAGCGACATGCCATTCGATGACAGGTTCAAGGTTTTGCGTACACAGTTCGAGGTGGAGGCCGGTGGCACGTTCAATGAGTGGAAGACCTCCATGGAGAAAGGCCTCGATGATCAGATGGATCAGGAGATAGAAGAGAAAGTAAGGGCATACAGGGACAAGTACCAGTTCGAGGTGGATCTCAGATTGTTCGACTCGCAACTTTTCAAATACGCTTTCGACCTAGACAGCATACATACCGGGGCAACTGTAAACCAAGCCTCGGGAATACAATACATAAATCCACAAGATTTCGGTCTGTCAGAATACTCAGCGATTGTAAAAAACCAGACGCAGACAATTGACGCAGGCACAACAGTCACAAAGGCGTTCGAGGACTGGATCAGGTCACAACCTGGCTTCTTTGATCTTACGCAGGATTTTTGGCGTGCATACCTGCACATGGCCGGCTACAAACTTTCCAATGACGAGGCAACTAGGACAAGCGAGATCAGAGATCTCTTGACCAACAAGGACAGGGAGGGCGAGGTGGCAGACCTACTCGTTAGGCACCAGTTCATTCCATGGTTCAAAATCAAGACCACGGTGTTCACGGATACCGACAGGCTCGATCCCGTCACCAAGATGCACCCAAAGACACTGGTGTACAAGGCCATACCATACAAGATACACGTTTTGAAAATACTGACTGCAGGAATGAGCATAGGCAAGGTCAGTTGGCACAGGTTCGTCAGGAAGAACTACGACTACCTGTACACAGGTGACAACGTCGACGTGCAGGGACTGAGGCTGAACTACAAGTCGGCATACTACATGAGGAACGTGCGGGGTGATGACCAGACAGAAAACGAAAAGGGCGTGGTACCCAAGTGGGCAGTGAATGCCTGGAACCAGGTGTTCGGGAAAGAAGACTATCCAGAACCACTTCTGCCCTTGAGGTCATATCCTTCAAACATAAAGGGCAGGTCCACAGTGAAAAACCTGAGGGCGGGAGGAAACCGTGCCCAGGAGTTCTTTGACTACCTGACCAACCCAGAGGCCGACATGATGAGGATTGAATTGGACATACTGGGTGACCCGCAATACCTGTGCCAGGATGTGTTCGCACTTCTACAGCAGAGGACGAAAGATTTAACGGTGCAGGTGATAGACCAAACAGGCCAAGACTTCAGCGAAGAATATGGGTCGTTCAATGCCGACTCGTTCATGCCGATGATCAACCTCAGGTACCGGTTGCCGGCGGACCTGGACGAAAGGGTGGAGGGCACCATGTTCTCAGGCAAGCGTAGGTACAGGGATGAAAACCTGTTCTTCAACGGGGTGTACCAGGTGGTCAAAGTTGACAGCAAGTTCACCAATGGACAGTTCCTTCAGACGCTGACCTGTGTGAGGATGAACAACCAGCAGGGCACGGGACAGGCTCCTCTTGTGCTGAGCAGTAGCGCCAAGAACCCGGATTACCTAGGAAAACAGGAAAAGACACAAAAGGATAGAGATAGAGAAAGGATCGACTACGAATATAGTCAGAACGAGAGGCTTGACGATCGTGATGGTAATGTTCCCGGCGTTGGTTAAAGGATAAATTAGGATATGTACAAAGATTCAAGGGGTTTCACAGACACACACGACAACCAGAAAGACTTCAATGAGAGGTTCCTGGACTCTGATCCGGGCCCGTATCTTGGCACGGTCAAGTTCACGGAAGATCCAGAGAGGATGGGCAGGTTGGGTGTGAACATACCCGCACTTTCGGGAACCACCAGTCCCAAGCCCGAGCAGATAACCTGGTGTCAGTACCTGTCACCGTTCTACGGTGCAAAACCAGCCAAGGCGATCGGCAAGGATGATCCATACAACTACAACACCAGCCAGACCAGTTATGGCATGTGGGCGGTTCCGCCCGACATAGACACCTCGGTGTTGGTGATCTTCGCAAAAGGCGACAAGAACAGGATGAGCGCATTTTGGATCGGATGTGTGCAGGAGCCTTTGGTAAACCAACAGATACCAGGACACGCGGCCAGGACAGAGACAGCACCCAGGGCCGGCAGTACAGATTATGATAGCCAGACCAAACAGGAGCAGTACGGTACAGATTTTTTGCCTGCAGGAGAGCGTAACAGGCTTGTCAACGAGGGTGTCAGGGTACGTGATCAGAAGTTTCCGATCAATGAACGTCTTGCAGAGCAGTTGCGTAAGCAAGGACTGATACAGGATCCAGAACGTGGGACCACAAGCAGTTCTGCAAGGCGTGAGACTCCGAGTGCAGTGTTCGGTATAACGACGCCGGGCAGGATCAAGTCAGATTCTGCACAGCCGAGAATAGGATTGGATAACCGGCCGGTGAGAGTGGACAGGGATCATGGACACAGTTTCGTCATGGATGATGGAGCGGCAAACGGCACTAACCAATTGGTAAGGATGAGGTCCGCATCGGGACACCAGATACTGATGCACGACACCGCGGGTGTGATATACATCTCTAACGCGAGCGGAAACGCATGGCTGGAGATGGACCGTGAAGGCAGAATAGACGTATTCTCGGGCGTGGGAGGAATCAACCTTAGGAGCCAAGGGGACTTCAACTTACACTCGGACACCAACATCAACATGCACGCCGGCGGGCAGATCAGGATGAGCTCAAGCAATGACATAATCCAGAGTGCAGGCAGTTACATGATGACCATGGGGGAGAAAGGCATATTCAACAGTTCACAGAAAGGCAGTATCAGAGATTACGCAAAGGACGGAATTTCTTCGTTCACCCCGGGCACACAGTTACACGGATCACTGGGCGTATTCCACCTAGCGGGCTCACAGGTGCACTTCAACTCCACCAGCGCGAGTTCTACATGGGGACCTAAGTGGTTGAAGCCGGACTACCCAGGAATCAGCATAAACGAAAGAGAGGAACTTGATGTCGAGACTGCCAAAAAAGATTCACCGGCTATACTGAAAAGAGGCACGAAAAAAACCAAGACCACTGTGCATAGGTTTGTGACGCACGAGCCAATGGCAAGATTTAGAGGTTTCACCACCGAAGGCGCCTTACCGATCGACGGCGCGGACAACGTCAAGCAATGGTTCAGGTTGGCGTCATCACCGGGCACAAACGAGTACATGGAGCAAAAGAACAGATTGAGCCCCATAGAAAGCGTCAGGCTCGGACAGTACCAGGCGGACGCAGAAAGATATTTGAAAGAGAAGATGGGTGTTTCCACTGACTCAGCGAAGGCAAAACAGTTGCTTCAAGATTTCGGTGCTGAATACGACAAATTGTTCGACATACAGAATCAAGCCCAAGGAGCATTTGACACTGCTCTCAGCATAAGCAACAAGTTGAAAGATTTTGACGTGAACAATCTAGCAAAAGACGTGGCAGGCAACCTGGCTAACCAACTGTCCAATCAAGTCATAGATAATTTCACAGGAAAAGAAGCCACTGCTTTGTTCAAAGACAATGTTTTTGTTAACCAGGCGGGGGAACTGTTCACGATAGGTGACACCAGCAAGATACTGGCAGGAGACATCAAGGGCTTCGCCACAGACGTTGGCAACAACGTGGTGCAGAGCGCGGCCGACAAGGCGTTCAACGCACTCACCAAGAAGAAGGCCATAGGCGTGGACAAGTTTGGCAACACCATATATGAAAGATCGGGACTGCCCACCAACATCGGCGGCCTAGACATATCCGGGATCACGGGAACCGTAGACATCCGCAGTATCAAAAGTCTTACGGATATCAAGACAACGACTAACGTATTCAAAAATGTGGTTGCTGGCCAAGTTACGTCAGCAGTCACATCAACTGCCTTATCGGCAGTGAAGGCACAGGCATCAGGCTTCCTGGCAGGGCTAGGAGGAGCCACAGCGAGAGACATAGCAATGGGCGGAGGTTCAGTGACCGGATTCGCCAGCATAGGGGTCAAGATAGGTGCACTTGCTCTGCCTAAATTGCTGGGAGGTGGCACAGTGGGCAAGGCAGTGAGCAGAGTGTTCAGCAAGTTCAGTGATCGCAGGCTGAAGGAGGACATAAGGCTTGTTGGAAGGTCCCCGTCGGGCATAAACATATATTCGTTTAAATACTATCAGATACCAGGAAGATACATCGGTGTCATGGCACAGGAGGTGCCATGGGCAAGGCACATGACAGATTCGGGGTATTGGGCAGTCGATTACAGCAAGGTCGACGTTGAATTTAGGAGGTTGCATTAATGGCATACGGAGACAACAACAGCACTGCATCAGGCAACGGGAAGGTTGTTTTCAAAGGTTTCAGTTCGAGGGCCGACAGGCAGAACTACAAATTGTATGATTTCGAGGTGGCCAAGCAGGACCTCATCAACAGGTTGAGCGTGCGAAAGGGAGAGCGTGTGGAGAACCCAGAGTTTGGTACAATCATATATGACGCCATACACGAGCCGTTCACAGAGGACCTTAAGGACCAAATCCTAGAGGATGTTACCGCCAATCTCAACGCCGATCCACGACTTGCAACGCAAGATATCATTGTTCAGGAGGCAGATAGAGGAATATCAATACAGGCCACTATCACTTACGTGCCTCTTAATATCACAGAGAAATTACGCTTCAATTTCGACGAAGACTCTCTTCTGCGTCTATCTTAAAGTACGCACTTAATATAACATATAAATATCCATACAAACAGTATGGCCACAACAGATAGACAAAACAGATTGCTAGTTGCCGAGGATTGGCGCAAAATTTACCAAGCGTTCAAGCAGGCAGATTTCAAGTCTTACGATTTTGAGACACTTCGTAGGACCATGGTGGCATATCTGAGAGAGAATTATCCTGATGACTTCAATGACTTCACGGAGAGTTCGGAATACGTCGCACTGATAGATCTGATAGCATACGTGGCCCAGGCCCTTTCGTTCAGGGTGGACCTCAACGCAAGAGAAAATTTTTTAGAGACAGCGGAAAGGCGTGATTCGGTTTTGCGTCTTGCAAGACTAATCAACTACAACGCAAAGCGTAACAAGCCGGCCACAGGACTTTTGAAAGTGGACAGTGTGTCAACAACGCAAGATGTCTTTGACTCTGCGGGAGTGAATCTTGCAAACCAGACGATTATATGGAATGACTCCGCCAATTCAAACTACCGTGAGCAGATCATCGCAATCATGAACGCGGCCAACAAAACAGGACAACTTTTTGGCAAGCCCAGGGAGTCATCACAGATAGGTGGCATCGACACGGAAGTCTACACGTTGAGTTCCAACCAGACAGACCTACCGCTTTTTAAATTCAACAAAGCAGTGGGAGGAGTGGCGAGGCAGTTCGAAATAGTGCCATGCAAGATCACTGGTTCAGAGTCAATATACGAAGGCGATCCTATACCAGGCACAGGTCTTACTTACACATACAGGTCAGATGGATCAGGAGACAGTTCCAACAACACTGGTTTCTTTTTCCTTTTCAAGCAAGGTAACCTACAACTGTCTGAGTTCACTGTGAACACTGCTGTTACAAATTTTGTCAAGTCGATAGAACAGATAGACATCAATGATTCTGATGTGTGGTTATACAAACTTGATCAATTCGGGCAGATACTGGAGAAGTGGACAAAGGTACCATCATTGAGCGGTAATAATGCAATATACAATTCACTTTCTAACAATGAAAGAAATATCTACAATGTTGTAACAAAAACAGATGACGCAATAGATTTTGTCTTCGGAGACGGAACTTTTTCTAACCTACCATTGGGCACGTTCAGGACATACTTTAGGGTCAGTGACAATGAAAAATTTTCAATACAGCCAGCGGACCTAACTAACATACAGTTGGCGGTGCCTTACTCGGATGCGAACGGGGCACAGCAGACTATCACAATATCTTTAGGTTTGAAGTCAAGCGTGTACAACGCTTCTGCCACAGAATCAAACGATTCAATCAGAGAAAAGGCAGGTCAGGTTTACTACTCTCAGAACAGGATGATAACCGCTGAGGACTACCAGGTAGTGCCTTTGTCCGCTTCACAGGAAATAGTAAAAATACGATCCACTAACAGATCAGCGTCTGGAATATCGAGGGCAAAAGAAATATTAGACCCGACAGGGGCCTACAGTAATGTAAATGTTTTCGCCGACGACGGCATAATTTACAGAGAAGAGTCTACTCAGCAGTTCACTTTTAATTTTACAAATAGGAGTGAGATACAATCAGTTATAGATACATCTGTCGAAGCCAAATTAAAGGAAGCGTACAGCAGACAATTTTACTATTTGAAGTACGCCGCAAAAGATCTTAGCAGTTTGACTGCAACCTGGAACAGCACCACGACATCATCCAACAGCAACACAGGGTACGTCGACCAAAGTGGAGCGTTGGTCATAGGTGACTTTGCCACGTCCAACTTGAAGTACGCAAAAGTCGGTTCATTGATCAAATTCACATCTCCGGATACACGTAAATTCAAAAATGGCAAACTCGTGACTTCCAGCACTGAAAACGCCGAAGACAGAATATGGGCCAAGATAGGTGCAGTGGTTGGCGATGGAGCCAACGGAGGAAACGGAAACTTGGAAAACGGATCTGGCCCGGTAACACTTGCAAACGTGGTCCCAGGAGGAGCAGTGCTCAACGCCGTAATTCCAAATTTGACCACATCTTTTCCGGCTAGTCTGGAAGCAGATTTGTTGAACAGAATAGAGGCCTACGAGGAGTTTGGTTTAAGGTATGACATTGACACAGAAACGTGGAAAGTAATTACATCATCTAATTTGAGTAGCAGTGCCGTGTTCAGTTTGAACAACTCAGGCGACACTTCAGGAACCAACCTTGATACAAGTTGGTGGTTCAAGTTTTCTAATGACGGTAGCACCTACACAGTAACTTATAGGAAGTTGGATTACATTTTTGAATCAGAAGCTCAAAACAAATTCCATTATGACAGCCAGGAAAAAATTTACGACTACAAGACAGGACAGACTGTGAAAGACACGGTGAAAATACTTAAAACAAACAGCATTATTTCTACTTCTAACAGTATTGGTTATCCATTAGAATGGCAGGTGGTAGACACAGTAACAGAATCTGATGGATTCCAGGACAACAGGAAAGTGAAAATAGGTTTCTATGACAGAGATGATGACGGAGTGGTTGACAATCCCGAACTGTTTGACATATATGTTGAGCCAACCTTGTCAGAATCAACAAAATTCGTATTCTTTGAAAAATATCTTTCTTATGACAACATAGAACGATACAGGCCATATGCCGCAAGTAACTTTGTTGTCACACAGAACGAGTCGGACATCGACTTGAATGTGACAAGTTACGACAACAACCAGTTGTTTTATTTCTTTGATACATCAGAAAATGTTATTAAAAAATATGATTCAGCAACCAACACACTGTCTACCAGCACAGATTATATTGCGAGAAAAGGTAGAAGCTCGATCAGTTTCCAATACAAGCACAACGCAGGACAGGAGACCAGGATAGATCCTAGTGTGTCTAACATAATAGATATCTTCATGTTGGAGAGAACGTACGACAACGCATACAGGGTTTGGTTGCAGGATGGAGGCGCTAAACCAACACCTTCGACCTCTGACCAATTGAGAATCGCATACTCGGGCATACTTAACCCATTGAAATCACTGTCTGATCAAATAGTTTATCATCCTGTGAAATACAAGATACTTTTTGGAAACAACGCCGATGATGAACTTCAAGCCACATTCAAGGTTGTCAAAAATCCAAAAACCAACGTCACCAATGCAGTGATTAAAACACGTGTGATACAGGCCATAAACGAATTCTTCGCACTGGATAACTGGGATTTTGGTGACACGTTTTACTTTACAGAATTAGCCGCATACATACACAACAGGTTGGCACCAGACCTGCTGACCGCAGTGATAGTGCCAAACCAATCCGGTCAGAGTTTTGGGTCTCTGTTCCAAATAGATTCAGCGGCAGACGAGATTTTCATCAGTGGGGCCACCGTTGATGATGTGTCGATTATAACAGCACTTGGAGCCAACCAACTTGAGGCTTCCGGAACTGTGGTCACATCAACATCAACAGCCACTTCGAACACCACAACAGGTTCAGCGGTATCAGGCTCTACTACATCAGGATCGGGATCAAGTTCCGGCAGTAGTGGGGCAGGATATTAATGGCTGACAGCATAACAGATTCACTCACAAACAACGAGGTAGTAAAGCAAGGAAGCAACGAGTACAGAAGAACGGTGCAACACCTGCCTGCATTCTACAGGACAGATGCTAACCAAAGGTTCCTTGCCAGTACGCTTGATCCATTAGTCCAAAAAGGAAAACTTGAAAGACTGGATGGATTTATTGGAAGGCAAGACGCCTACACAAGAAAAATTACAGACAGGTATGTATCTGCCACAAGCAGGGACAGATTCGCATACCAACTGGAACCTGCTGTGACTTATACCGATAAAGATACGACATCAGTCAACCCAGAGGACCAAGTCAAGTTCACAGGAACCTATGATGATTACATAAATCAGATCAAATATTTTGGTGGTAAGGTAGACAATCATGACAGGCTTAACAAGGAGGCTGTGTACTCATGGAATCCCGCAATTGATATAGACAAACTAGTAAATTACAGAGAATACTACTGGATGCCTGGAGGCCCGGGATCAATAGAAATAGACGGGGTTGGCCCTTCTGCTGTTGCGGAGTACAAGGTCACTAACAAGACTGATAGGAGTGGTTGGGATTTTACGCACAGGAAAAATGAAACCAATCCAATACTGAAGTTGTACAGAGGCAATACCTATAGATTCAACGTTGACGCAAATGGTCATCCATTCTGGATAATGACAGAACCCTACAAGAGCAAGGTTGCCCAAGATGGGTCAACATCTACAGTGTACTCCACTGGCGTGACTAACAACGGTACTGACAAGGGCACGGTGACTTTTACCGTGTCGACAGACACACCAGACACACTTTACTACCAATGTGGAAATCATGATGCCATGTATGGTATTTTGCAGATAGTGGACGCGACCACAACCACAAGCATAAACGTGGCCGATGACATAATAGGTGTGAAAAATTACAGTCTGCGAACACTAGACCTTTCAAATGGAATGAAGATAAAATTCACAAACAGTTTAGTAGGCAGTGAATATCAGGACAAAGAGTACTACGTGGAAGGAGTGGGAGATGCGATTACACTTACAGATGTCACCGATCTAATTACCCCAGGCAGTTACGCAACAGAGACCACAATACTTTATGATCAAGTGGCCTATGACACTCGTCCTTATGCAAAGGCTTTTTACACACCAGAAGACAAAGATTACATCACGATCAAGAGAGATTCTCTAGACCAGAACGCATGGTCCAGGTACAACAGATGGTTTCACAGGTCAGTTATAGAAGAGACAGCGAGGATTGGCGGGTTCACCCCAACTTTCAATGAAGATGACAGGGCCAAACGTCCCATCATCGAGTTTGACTCGGGACTTGCGTTATACAACCACGGTACCGTTGCCAAACGTTCAGTTACACTTTATGACACAGTGACAACAGACGCATTCAGTGATGTCGTAAAACAGACAGGTTACATTATTGATGGGCTATCATTGCAGACAGGAATGAGGGTAATCTTTGCCAATGACACGGATCCGTTGGTTAAAGGAAAGATTTATGATGTTAACTTTGTCACAGCAGGTGATTCTACGCAGGTAATATCATTGACAGAAGCCAGTGATGGCTCACCGGAGGACCTAGACAGTGTGTTTATAGAGTTTGGAACAGACAATCAAGGTAAGACTTTTCACTACGATAGTGACAGCTCGACATGGAAGGAGTCACAACAAAAGACAGGTTTGAACCAACAGCCTCTTTTTGGCATGTTTGACAATCAACACAAAAGTTTTGCAGATAGCACAGTGTATCCCAATTCGTCATTCACAGGCGCCAAGGTTTTTGCATTTGCAACAAGTGATTCCGCTACAACAGATACGGTGCTTGGTATTAAAGTGAAATACAACACATTGAACAACGTTGGAGATATGGTCTTCGAATCTGACCACACGTCGGGCACATTCACGTACAAGTCAGGAACAACAAACCTGACAAAAAATTTTGCAGAGGGACATTTGCATTACACCACAGCAAGAACGACTCACAACAGCAAGAGTGCATGGATCCAAAGGGAATCTGAAAGTAAGCAAAGGGTAATCAGGACTCTGATTGTGGATGACAATGAGAAAAAACTTTTTCCCGTTGATTTCTATAGTCAATCTGCAACATTGTCCGATCTAGAAATAAGTGTCAAGGTAAATGGAACTCAAAAAAATGTGGTCACTGACTACACTTTAGTTGACGGAACAGTGAACAAGTACGTGAAGTTTAATAAAGATTTGCAGGCCAACGACCAGGTGAGAATAGCAGGTTACAGCAAGTCTGACAAAGCATCAAATAAAGGAATTTATGAATTGCCAGAGAACCTTGCAACAAATGGATTGAATGATAAACTAGGCACGTTTACATATGGACAAATTTTACAACACGCCCAAGATATACTGGACAAAAATGCTGACGTGACAGGTGCGATTCCTGGGGTCACTAATTTGCGTGACGTACCTGATGCAAGATTAAAGGGTGGCACAATCCAACAGCACGAGGGCTCTTTGGTGCCTGCCATATTTGGTTTGATAGATCAAGAATCAAACGTTATCAGGTCAATAGAATACTCTAATCAGGAATATGAAAAATGGTACAACGCATTCCTTACACACGCTGTTGGCACTGCATATGAGGGCGATGCGGCCGCCAGGGTGGATGAAATCATTGCATCCATGTCTGCTGGCAAGAACAATAGTTTTCCATTCTTTTATGAAGACATGTTGGGTTGGGGAGAGAATGTATCTACAAGGTCATACACTGTGCAGGGCGTTTCACAAACAGATTATGCACTAGATTCACAGTTTGACGTGACCAGCACCAGCAACAGAGCCGTGTACGTTTACCTCAATGATGTGCAACTGGTATTGGGACAGGATTACAGTTTCAGTACTGAGGACGACAGCGTAAGCATATCAAAGGCATTGGCAGTTGGTGACAAGATAAAAATTAAAGATTATGCAGATACCACAGGAAGTTACATGCCTCCTTCGCCTACAAAGATGGGCATGTACCCTAGGTTCAAACCCGAGACCTACACAGATGACACGTACATCACTAACCAATCGGTTATAAGGAGGCACGATGGTTCTATTATCAAAGCGTATGGCGACGAAAGGGATGACCTAATACTGGAATTAGAGAAAAGGATATACAACAACTGCAAGGTGTCGTATGATTCAAGTCTTTTAGACATTAACGATGTTATGCCGACCGCTTTTTACAGCACTGAGTATACCCTGCAAGAGGTCAACGACTCCATGGCCTCTGATTTCTACGTGTGGGCCGGCAGGAATAGTGTCCAGTACATCAACAACACAACATTTTCTGAAGGTTCACCTTTCACCTACAACTATTCGAATTCAACAGGTAGACTTGACAGTGCAAAATTGCCTGGATACTGGAGAGCGATCTACAAGTACTACTACGACACAGATTCACCACACACTAGACCATGGGAGATACTCGGTCACAGTGAGAAGCCAACAAATTGGGAAACCACATATGGTGCGGCTCCATACACTTCAGGCAATGACGTTTTATGGGACGCAATCGCCACTCAAACCGGCAGATACGGCAAACCAAACATCAAATCATACTTGCCGGTCGACGC